AGCGTGTGGACGCGATGCGCCGCCGGCTGGATTGATGCGCCGCCGGCTGGAAGCGCGCGAACGCGCCGCGAACGACGCGCCGCCGGCTGGACGCGTCGTTCGCGATTCGCGTTACGCGATTCGGATGTCGTCGAGTTCGTCGAGCCCGGCGAATTCGAGGAGTTGCGCGATCGCGATGGGATCGTTTTCGTCGATCGCGACGACGATCGTGTTGTCGTTCGTCGCGACGATCGTTACGCGATCGCGGTCGGCGAGTTCGTCGATCGCGAATTCGACGTCGCTGTCGAACCCTGCGTCGTACGCGGCGTCGTCGTATCGGAGTTCGTCGACGTTTATTTCGTAATGGGCCATTGTTCGTCCTTTCGTCGTGGGCTGTACGACGATATTATACGATCCCGAGTTTCGCTCCCGTCAATCTGGTCGTGATCGTCCCGACCGGATACTCGCTGGTCGTGTCGACGTGCGCCGCCGGCTGGACGCGGTGGACGCGAGGCGCCGGCTGGAGCGGTCGCGACGCGTTATGAGACGCGTCGGACGCGGACGTTTTTCGCGTCGAAGTCGATGAAAATTTCGTCGAGTTGGAGTAGGACGTCGATGAAATTTTTCGTATCGCGAATCGAATCCCAATTATCGGGATGCTGAATGTCGTACGAAATTTCGCGGTTATTTGCTGTTATTGAATATCGGTAGGTGTTCATGGCTCCATTATAGGATCCCGAGTTATCCCGTCAACATCACCACGCGGTCGCGATCGTCCCGACCGGATACTCGCTGGTCGTGATCGTCCCGACCGGATACTCGCTGGTCGTGTCGACGTGCGCCGCCGGCTGGATTGATGCGCCGCCGGCTGGACGCGATCGTCACGTCATCCGACCTTCCCCTGGGCCAGTTCGACGAACAGCTTCGTGATCTGCGATTCCGCCTCGTCCCAACTCACCATCCCGCGCTTCGCGTACTCGACGATCTTCACGACCATCTTCGCCGCCTTCAGTGCTTCCGTCAGTTCCATCCTGATCCTTTCGTCGTTGAACTTGCGGTACCACTATAAGTTCCCGAGTTATCCCGTCAATCGAGTCAAAGAAAAGCCCGCCGGAAACCCATTGCGGGCCGCCGGCGGGCTGTCGAGTTTGCAGTTAGAACTCGAGCGGTGAGACGCTGTCGTTGAAAGTGCGGACGACGTAGTCGTTCGACTTTCCATCGAGGTTCAGGCCGCTGAGCGTCCACTCGAACGAGTCCTTGTGCTCTCTCAGGACTTCAGCGAGTTCTGCGACTTCCGCACGCATCGCGACGATTTTGCGCGACAGTTCGTAGACGCGGTTCTCCGCTGCCTTTGGGTTGTTCCTGTACTTTTTCTTCATTGCTGGTCCTTTCGTTTCCGTGTTGGGCTGACGACGATACTTTACCGTCTCGAGTTTGTTGCCGCTGGCCTGTGCGGGTGGTTGATTGCGTATCTCAGGAGCGTATAGTTATCGCATGAACATCGACAAGAAAATGACGAGAGCAGACCTAATCCACGCCGCGATGGCCGAACTGGAGCTTACGTACGGCCAAGCGGTCGAATACGTAATGGAGCGGTCGTACAACCAAATGTCACACAAGCAGGCGATGTCGGAGCTCAGGCGAAAAGGCATAATCCAATAAAGATAAGGGTTAGCGGGTGTTTTGAGGTACTTTCTAAGGAAAGTATATTGAATCCGGTACGCGGTGAACTGTCACGAAAGTGGCAAAAAGCCCGAGTATTATTGAAATCAAACGGAATAAGGGAGAAAATCACGTGGAAATCCATATCGACCTATACAACTCGCTCACGGCCGTGGCCTGGGCCATCGTCGTCTTTTTGATCGCCGGTATTTCGATCACAAAGAGAAGCAAATGATCACGTTTTTGGCACTACTCGCGGTAGTCCAAGCCTTCATGGCGCTCTGCCTCGCTACAGTGAGCTACAGTGCGTCTCATGCGGCCACCGTTGCGGTCGAGCGCATTCAAAGCGTCTCGTCAAAAGATCTTGCCTGGGTCAACCTAATGGACACGGTCCAAATGGCGCATGATGACGTTGATCTATTGCGGTCAAAGCGGAATCATCCAGCTTCAGGTAATTTCTAAGGAAAGTACTATTACAGCAAGCGCGGGCCAACAGGGGCTCGCCAAGAGACAAAGGACACAAAGCATGGGTATGGACGTCTACGGCAGAGCGCCGAAGTCGGAAAAAGGCGAATACTTTCGTAACAACGTGTGGTGGTGGCACCCACTCGCAGATTTCATCTGCGCGAACTATGGGGACATCGCGCGGCACTGCGCCGAATGGCACACGAACAGCGGTGATGGGCTTGATGCCGAGCAGACAGAACAGCTCGTGCGGGCAATCAAAGCCGACATCGCAAGCGGAATGGTCGCAGAGTTTGCTCGGCGCTACGACGAGCACATCGCGAACCTTCCACGTCAAGACTGCGGCTGGTGCGACGCGACAGGGATTCGAACCGATTCAGTCGGATTTGAACTTGGAATGCACGACAAAGAACTGCCAGACGAGATCAAGTCAATAGTCGGCCGCTCGTACGGTTGGTGCAATGGGTGCGAAGGAATTGGCACCACTGAAAGCTTCGAAGCAAGCTACCCGTTTGACGTTGAAAATGTCCAAGAGTTTGTCGAATTCTTGGAACACAGCGGCGGATTTCGCATTCACTGATCGCACCCATGCGAACATCGCCAGCCGTGAGACGATAACTCTGTACCGCGATGCGGGTCGTCTCCGGCTGGTGATTCATGGTCGGTCAACAAAATCATTCAATTGCATGGGAGGCAAAATGTCAGAAAGTACAGCAGACGTAGGACTAGGACTTTGGCGCGAAAACGCGGCGTGCATCGGTCGCGGTGATCTGTTCTTTGCGGATCACGTGCGCTCGGTTGTCAAAAAGGCCAAGCAACTTTGCGGGTCATGCCCTGTCAAGCAAGAGTGCCTCGAGTACGCTCTTCGTAACAACGATGATGGCGTGTGGGGCGGTATGACAGCAAACGAGCGCCGTAAGGTGAAGCGGATTGCGAAAAAAGCCGGTCTTGCAAAATGACGCGGGTTTGCACCGCCATAGTATATAGTGGCACCTTTGAGGAGGCCAAAGGACTACTATGAGCGAACGAGAGCCAAAGACAAAGTACCTCTGGAAGTGTCCAGATTGCGGGTCAAAACTTACCGTGTACGTCAAGGTCTCAGAGCCACCGACGTGTCAAAACCCGGAGAAGCACACGAGCAAGGTTGTTGCGATGGAGCAGGTCAAGTGAAGAAGTTCTTGGCACTACTTGCGGTGGTTGTCGCAGCGGGGTACGGCTACGTCTACCGCGATCGCCGTAAAAAGCGCGGCGCGCCGACAGCGCTTCTTGGGGTTGTCAGTCCACGAAAAGAAATGTTTGAGTAAATCACGAAATTCAGAAAAGTAAGTGGTATAGTACTCACCAATGACGAAGGAGAAAAGATCTTGAGTAACGATAAGCTACTCAACGAAGCCGCGACACTCATCTCGAGGTCGCGGGTCGCGTTGCAAGAAATTGCGAGCGACGTCATAGCAATCAAGCAAGCAACTACACAACGAAGGAGCACACACATGTCAACCGAACTGACAGCCCAGCGTGCGGGCGAACTGTACGCAGCAGGCCAGAGCGTCATCGAGGTCGCTCGTGAGCACAACATGACCTACGCACAGGTCCGAAAGCTCATCGCCGCCAGCGGAACTCCGATCCGCAACGCGTCAGATCGCCTCAAGGGTCGTACCCGCAAGGCTGATCGCGCCTAACATGCCGACCTGGTTCTCGCAACTGCGAAACCTCGTATGGACCGCCGTACTTGCGGTGGTGTCGGGGCTTGCCGCCCTGGCCACCGCGGTACTTGGCGGAGATCTTGAGCTGATCGTTGGTTTCGGCGCGTTAGGCCTCATTCTTGCGGTCTTGGCAGAGAAATCGTGATTTTCTAGGGAATGTATATTTAGATATATGGCTGATCAAGACATCAAGTACAAAGTCACTGCGGTGACCAGCCAGGGTGAAATTGTTGCGGTTTATACGACTGAAAACGGTCGCCGCGACGCCGTAAGGGCCCTCAACGATACTTACGGCTCATGTGAAGTCGAAGAGGTCGGTCCGGACGATGTTCCCGACGATCTTGAGCGCATCTAGCGCTCGCGGCAGCACCAACCAGGTTCGCGCCTAGGTTCGCGCTAAACAAGGAGGAAATATATGTGGGTATTCTCACAAGACGGATTCATCAGCGTTGTCGACAACGGAATCAAGCCAGGGCTCTTAGCGGCCAGAGCTCGCGATCGACAGTCGCTTGCGGTTCTCGCCGAGATGGCAGAGGAGGAAATTGAGTTCACGCCAAGCCGCGACTACCAGTACCGAGTGTACGTGACGCGGGAGCTTCTCGAGGACTTCATGAAGCTCACGATTGAAACCATCGACTATCCAAACTTCAAGGACAGGCTCTACACGTCACGCGGTAAGGAGTTTGCTCATGCCGCCGGTGGTGTGTGGATGGTCATGAACGACGTGGCAGATGAAGAGTACGTTGACTGGCACGCGCAAAAGAGCGCAGCAAATCGCCGAGCACTCAGCGAATAATCGCCAAGTGCCCGGAGACGCGTGCGGTGCATCAGTTGAGCCCCCACATTCGCTGATGCATCGCCGCGATTTCTTGTGCTTGTTCTTCGCTCGCGCACTGCATCGTCAGTCGGACGGAGTCGGTTTCGTCTCCGGTTGGGCTGGAGAACCAAAGCTCCAGGACGCTGCCGTAGAGCATGTACCCGCGGTACGCGCCCTTGTGGTTAGTTGTTTCGGTTTGTGCCATGATGTGCCTTTCGTCGTGGTTTGATTTACGACTCCACTATAAGATCCGTAGTTTGACAGTTTGAAAGAAGACGACAATGACAAAGCTAAAGTTACTTGCAGCGGCCACAACGACGTGCGTGGTCTGGATCGGCTCTTCAGTTGCTGCGGTCAACCCTGTACCGTGGGGAGTTGATCGCGTTGACCAACGAGCTCTTCCGCTAGATAATTCATACACTCAAACACTGACAGGGCGTGGCGTGTACTACTACGCGGTCGACACTGGCGTCAACAAAAACCACATCGAGTTTGCCGGACGAATTGTCGACGGATACACGCGGGTTGCTGATGGTCTTGGGACATTAGACTGTAATGGACATGGCACGCATACGACTGGCACTGCCGCCGGTGGGCTGTCTGGCGTTGCGCGTGGAGTGACGATAGTTCCTGTAAGAGTCTACGGGTGCTCTGGTACCGGGTGGACTTCTGAGCTTACTGCGGGTGTTCGTTGGTCAATTGAGCACCACCAGCAGGGAGTGCCTGCGGTCATGAACATCAGCGCGAGCGGTCCGATGTCAGGCAGTTTGAACATGGCAGTACGCGATGCGATCGCCGATGGGATTGTTGTTGTCGTCGCCGCGGGAAACAACAACGCCGACGCCTGCGTGTACTCACCTGGATCAGAACCTGGTGCAATCACCGTTGGCGCGACGGATAGCGCAGATGCAAAGCTTGGAATTTCAAACTACGGTAAGTGCGTCGATGTCTATGCGCCTGGCGCGTGGATCACATCGGCCTGGCACACTGGGGCAGCAGACTACAGAACATTGAAAGGAACATCATTCGCGTCTCCGCACGTTGCGGGTATCGCTGCACTTGTGCTTGAGGCAAATCCAACATACACGCCCGCGCAAGTCGCCAGTGCCATTGTTTCATCTGCTACACCCAACGTGATCACCGGCCTTAGCACGACGTCGACAAATCTATTGGCGTACGCGCCGTACGCGGTAGCGCCAACGCCGGTAACTACGACCACAGTTGCTCAGGAAACAACGACAACATCGACGACCATTGCGGTCGCCGTTGAGAAGGTATCGGCACGCAAGGTCGGCCGCGGGTACTATGAGGTCCGCGTGTCTGGAGTGTCTCCAAATCTGAATTTTGCCGTTCAAGCGCTCGACAAGACGCGGCGACCTGCAAAAAGCATCTCGTGGCTTACGACTGCCGATTCTTCTGGAAACGCGGTTTTTTACGTCCACTGGGAACTATCGGGGTTTCAATTTTCAATTGTAAAGTAGAACAAGTGTCACGAAAAATCGATCGCGGTTTGGTAGTATCTCAAGAATGACGACGATCATCGCGGTTCAAGGGCCATCGTGGGCAGTTGTCGGCTTTGACTCGAAAGTCACCGAGGATGGCGGCAGGTCGTACACGCTCGGTCGCGGTTCAGCAAAAGTAATGAAAAATGGCCAATACTTACTTGGTGCGGCAGGCGACGTGCGAGCAATCAATATTCTTGCCTACGCGTTTTCTCCACCGAGCGCGGGTGAGTTGTCAGGGATCAAACTTGACAGGTTCATGACGAGCAAGTTCATACCAGCCCTGCGGTCATGCTTTGAAGATCATGGGTACGTCGCAAAAGAGCACAAGGAGCAGGCCGTTCACGGTTCGACAGTGCTTGCGATCATCAACGGTCAGATCTACGAGATTGGTGAGGACTACGCGTGGGTGCGGGATACCACTGGCATCTATTCATTTGGTTCTGGAGGCGGCTATGCGCTTGCCGCGATGTACGCAAAGTGGGGCGATGAGTTGAGTGACCTGAGCATGTCAGACACGCAGAAGCTCGTTCGTGAGGCGCTTCAGATCGCTGGAAAGCTCGACTCTGGTTCAGGTGCTCCGTTCCACGTCCTGTGCCAGAGCTCAAGACCACGAACAGCAAGAAAAAAGACAAAGCAAGTACCAAACTAAGGAATGTACTATAAATACAGGACGAACGACACAGGAGGTAATACGGTGAGGAAGGCAAAGAAGCTCGCGGTCATCGCGCTGATCATTTTGACGATCGTCGGAATGGTCTCGGTGCAAAAGGAGAACGAGCGCTTGAACGCGTACTCGTGTGACCCAAACCCGGTCACCGTCCAAGCGGGCGACACGTTGTACTGGCTCGTCAGCAAGAACTGCGTCGGCAACACTCAAAGAGCACTCGATGATATTGTCGACCTACGCGGTTCAACAAACATCAACCCAGGCGAGCGCATCACGCTCGTCGCAAAACCATAAGCGAGGCACCAATGCGGCACCCAGAATACCTTCGACTCGACGGAGGACTCAACACGATCGACGACGACCGCAACGAACTTCGGCGCGTTGCAAAACAGTCCGCGGGTCAGAATGAAAAGTTCCTGCGCGATCTGATGGGCGACGACGAGTACGAGGCATGGGACAATGACTGACACGAGCAACGACGAACGTCAGTTTGACCAGACCGCGCTGCTCGCAGCGCAGTACGGTCATCGAGTTCACCGCGACTACCTCGCTCACGTGTTTCGTTGGGGGTGGGCGACGCGGTACATAAACTCGTCACCAGCAGGAGCGCGGCGTGTACTCGAGGCCGGCTGTGGATCCGACGCGCCGCTGTTTTGCTCGCTGCGACACTCACGCGCTTCGACGTTTCGACCGGCGTTCTACGTTGGAGTCGACCTGAACAAGATCCCGCTCATTAGCCGGCGTAGGCCAGGTTCGCGACTGATGGACGAGATGGTTCTTCGCGAGGAGTTCAACTTCGTTGAGCGTTGGCGCGAGCTCCTTGACGAGTACGGCGCGACGTTTGATCTTGCGGTGTCGTTTGAGGTGATCGAGCACATGACAGAGGAGCACGGCGATGAGTACCTACGCGGTATTCACGAGCTGCTTCGTCCAGGCGGTGAGCTGATGATCTCGACGCCGGTGTTCAATGGGGTGGCCGCGGCAAACCACATCCGCGAGTACACGATCGATGAACTTCGTGAAAAGCTCGAGCGCGCCGGTTTTACGATAAAAGATCGATTTGGGACGTTCGCGTCGTACAACGACATCAAGCGCGGGATCGACCAAGCCTTTGACAGCGATGAGGCGGCCGTCATGCGAAAGCTCAACGAGCGTGTCCGTGAGTTTTACGGTGATGAGGTGATGGCGTGTTTCGTTGCGCCGCTCATGCCAGACCACTCACGAAACAACGCGTGGATCGCGGTCAAGTGAAGAAGCATAAGTGCCCATACTGCGACGCGCTTCACGAGCGTGCAGGCGACGCGATGACGCATATCACCCGTGATCACGCCGACGAGGTCGCGTTCAAGCCGTTTGCGCAACGCGGGTATCGTCCAACCGCGCGACAAGAACCATGCCCTAAGTGTGGGGTGATGATGATGCCGTCACTTGTGAGCGGGTGCCCCTGCGGGTACAGCGTTAAAGGCAACGATCAAGACGAAGCGACAGAGAGCTCGATGACAAACGCCTGACGCGGGTTACAATAGCGTCATGGGAAAGAGTGTAATGGAGCAGATCGCGCTCCTGCCAGACGACCAACGTCGTGCCGTACTTGATGGCATCGATATGGAGCAGTTGATGTGGGACTGGAAGGCGTGGGCTCGACCTGAGCAGTTGCCGCCAGCCGGAACCGACTGGTCGATCTGGATGTACCTTGCCGGCAGAGGCGCTGGCAAAACGCGCAGCGCTGCCGAGTGGATTCGCGAAAAAGCAAAGGATACCAGCCAGGGTCAGTTGCGGTTTGCGCTCGTCGCACGTACGGCAGCAGACGTTCGCGACGTCATCGTTGAGGGTGAGTCAGGGATTATCAACGTCTCACCTCCCAGCGAGCGACCGCTGTACGAGCCATCAAAGCGACGTCTGACGTGGCCAAACGGAAACACCGCGACATGCTTTACGGCCGACGAACCAGACGGACTTCGTGGCCCTCAATTCCACTACGCGTGGGCAGACGAGATTGCGGCGTGGAGACAGACACCAGATGCTGCGGGCATGACGTCGTGGGACAACCTTCGCGTCGGTACACGACTTGGAATGTCGCCACAGATCATCTGCACAACTACACCGAAGCGCGTTCCAGTACTGTATGCGTTGATTGCCGAGGCCGAAAAGACAGGACGCGTCGTCATCTCAAAGGGATCGACGATGGACAACGCAGGCAACCTGTCAGACGCGTATCTTGAAGCGATCACTGGCGTGTACGCGGGTACTCGTCTGGCGGCGCAAGAGCTTTACGGTGAGATGCTCAGCGACGTTGAAGGCGCGCTGTGGACGATCGAGCTGATCGAGAACACGAGGCAAAACGTGTTTCCGATTGGCGCCCCACTTCGCGTCGTCGGCGTCGACCCGTCAGTCGCCGAAAACCCACGCGACGAATGCGGGATTGTTGTCTGCGCAGCAACAGCAGACCATGATCTATACAAGCGGCAGGCTTGGGTTATGGAGGACGCGACCGTGCATGGATCGCCAGAGGTTTGGGCAAATGCGGTCGTCGCAATGGCGCGCAAATACGGGTGCCCGGTTGTGGCAGAGGTAAACCAAGGCGGCGCGCTCGTCCGCAACGCGATCAACGCGATCGATCCGCACATCAACGTTCTTGAGGTTCACTCAAAATACGGTAAGGCGCTGCGTGCGGAACCAGTTACGCTCGCGTATGAACAAGGTCGAATCCACCACGTCAACTATCTGGCCGACCTTGAATCCCAAATGTGTTCGTGGATTCCAGGCGAGGGCAGGTCGCCAGACCGTGTTGACGCGCTCGTTCACGCGCTGACAGCACTATTGATCAAGCCACCAGCAGGTTTTGTAGGTGGTACGATTAGAGCACGATCACATGCGGGTAGGCGCATGCCAGCGTGGCGCGGTAATGGTGGAGCGACTGGCGGCGGGCGCGGTGGTCGCGTGTTCAATCCAGGTCGAAAGTAAAACGAAAGCGAGAATAGTCATGAGTGATGAGCAGGTTCAAGAGCCAGCCGAGCAGGTTCAGCCTGAGCAGGTCGCAGTTGTTGAGGAACAGATCGTTGCGGTTGAAGAACCAGTTGCGGTTGTCGAAGAACCAGTTGCGGTTGTTGAAGAAACACCAGAAGTCGAGCCGTCAAGGCGCGGGTCATCTGTGCCATCACCTGTTCGCCACGTCGTCAGTGGAAGTGAGACAGACGACGTATACCTCGATAAGTGCGTGTACAAAAATACGTTTGCGCGAAAGTCATTGACAGTTCACCACGTCCAGCGTCGCCTCGTCGAGTTGGGATATCGCGATGCGGGCAGCGATAAAGACGGTTGGTATGGCGACCTGACGATGATGTCGATCGCCGCGTTTCAGAGCGCACGTTCTCTTGCGGGTGATGGTTGTATGAATGCTGAGACGTTCGTTGAACTGTTCAATGGCGACCAGAACGTCACCGTTCACGTCGACTAGCCATCGCATGCGGGTGACCCTCGCAGCGCAATAATGCGGTTTAGTTTGATTGCGCGGTCAATTGCGCGGTAAATCGTGCGCCTTTCGTGTTCGCGCTTGTCGCGCTTGAGTCGACCTGCGAATAATCATTGACCACGCCTGACGCGCTCTCGTAACACGTACCTGCGCTAGTCACGTCGACATATGCGGGTACCCGTCTACGCCAGCGTCAGTCGTCCATCGCACTCGTCGCGTCGTATGTCGACGACGACGGTGCGGGTTGCCCTCTCATGCGGGTAGGTATTGCGCGGTCATTTGAGGCCGCCCCTGTCGCGTTGCGTTCGCGTCGATTGAACCTGCTCGTCGTGCATGGTCGTCGACCTGCTCGTACCACGTCGCGACGACCGTCACGTGTACGGGTGACCCTTGCGGGTGACTTGTCGACGATGCGGGTAGGTTGCTGGCGTGTGCGGGTAGGTCATTGGTCGACGCGCTGATATATGAACAGTCATTCGCTGCCATGGTTAGACGCAGCAAAAAGGCGGGGACCTGTGGCCCCCGCCTCTTTACTTTTGTTTTTTCAGATGCTCCAGGCGTTCGCAGTGATTCCGAACTCGTCCTTCAGCGTCCTGACCTCGACGCTAAGCGAAAGTTCAATGTCGGCGAGGTGGTTCGCAAGCTCTTGAAGCTCTTCCTCTCGTTCAGAGATCTCAAAACGAAGAACCGAGATTCTTCCCTGGATCGCTTCCAGATTCTTTGTATGCTTTTTCTTGACCTTCATGTCTTGTCCTTTCGTCGTATCAAGCGTTTGCTTGATAGTTTCAATATACCAAGTCAAATCGCAGAATGCAAGTCACCTACCAACTTTTTTTGAAACTTTTATTGACTGGCCAATCAATAACCACGCGCCTCGTCGCACGTCGACCATATACTCGTCATCGCACGCCAACAACACGTCTCGTCTCGTCTCGTCGCACGACAGCAAATCAATGACCATAAACACTTCATCGAAACACTTCAACACGCAACAAAACATAAACGGGGCCGTCTCTCCCGCCAAAATCGCCTACCATAATGTACTATTCGTCCTCTTGTACAAAAGTTACGAGCTCGTCTAACCTTAATGTATATCTCGTACACAAATGTTCCGCTGCGCCGAGCTCCGTGTACGAATGATACGATGCCGATGATGCAACTTCCAGAGTCAGAGGTGTTTGTGTTGAGGGTTTGTTCGGGTGACGAGCTGCGTGCCCGCGTGCGCGCGCTTCGTGAGGCCGGCTGGACGCTCGCGGCGATCGCGAACGCGTGGGACCCGCCCAGGCAGCGATCCTCGATCCGGGCCATCTCCCAGCAACCAACCAAGTCCCCCCTCCCAGTTGTTCCCTCTCCTCCTTCTTCCTCTTCTCACCTCGCCGCAGCGGAAAATTTGGGCCGTCGGCACTCTCGCGCTCGCCGCTTCTTCGACCGCGACAACCCGCGGATTCCGCCGGGCGACCTCTCCAAGATCACGGGCCTCGCGCCGCTCGCCCGCCGCTACCGCGCTCGGGCAAACCCGCTCGGCGCCTACGCTCGAGCAAATGAAGAGCTAACCGAGCTCTGTACCTCGCTCTACCGCTCGGGAGTGTCCGTCGCTGAGCTCGCCGCAGCGGCGAGCGTGACATATCGGGCGATGGCCAGAAGAATTGGAGTTGGACGGTGAACGTGATCTTCGACCTGTTTCCGGCCCGGGCGATCGTTTGCCCCGACGCGACGGTGCTCTCGACCGAGTTCAAGGGCACTTTTTCCTGGCCCGACGCCGTTCACGTTCAGCACTCGCGGCGCGTTGAGGCGGTCCGCGTCGTGCTGACGAATGACACGGTGATGATCGCCGCGGACAGCAACTCCGGCCCGATGCTGATCTTTCGCGAGCGCTACGACCCGGCCACGCTCGAGAAGACGAAAAAGTGGGCCACGCTGACGACCGTCACCGGCAAGTTTCTCGCCGTTGAAAAGGACGAAAATTGCGGCTGCGGAAGCCGCCTGCGGACCTGGAACCCATCACGAACAATGAACTCGATCAAGGACCCAACCGAATGAACAGCATCTTTGACTTCATCATTCTCTCGCTCGCCGCGTACCGCATCACGCGGATGATCACGACGGACTACATCTTTCAGCCGATCCGAGAGTGGATCTGGCGGTGGTCACGCCCAGACGAGGGCATCGGCATCGGCTACCTGATCACGTGCGAGTGGTGCATCGGATTTTGGGTCGCATCGGCACTTCTATTTGTGTATACAATAGCAAGTGAAACAACGATCGTGGCAGCGTGCGTATTCGCAATCTCCGCGGTGGTTGGATTACTCTACCGCATTGACTGAGTTTCTGGTTAATTCCGTAGCAAACGAACGAGGAGACAACACGTAGTGGCCGTTTTTCGCAAAAGCATTGCACCGACGCGTCGAACATCGACACCGCCATCACGCTTGATTGCCCCGTCGGGCTACACTTTTGCAGAGGCCGCATCATTTTCCTCGCCGCGATCATTGACCGCCGCGGCGGTTCAGGTTCGACTAAACGATAAGACGGAGGCCGAGCACTTTCGCGCTCGACGACAGGCGACATCGAGCGCGTGGCAGGGCGAGGCCTGGGAATACTACGACGCGATTGGAGAGATCAAGTATGCGTTCAACCTTGTTGCTTCTGTTGTTTCTCGCATTCGTCTTTACGCGGCCGTTGTTGAGAACCCGGCAGAGGCACCTGTATCGGTCCGCTCGTCGTCAGTCGTCAGTGCGCGACTAGCAGCAGCGGCCGAGCGCGCGCTATCGCGACTCGACTCTGCGTACGGTGGCCAGGCTGGACTGCTTCGCGACGCGGCGCTCAACCTCAGTGTAGCCGGTGAGTGTTTTCTCGTGCAGATGCCGGCGCGCGTCGGCAGTGGAATTCCAGAGTCGTGGGACATTCGCTCGGTTGACGAGGTTCAGGTTGACGCAAAGAATAACTATGGAATCATCTCGCGTCGCGACGTCCTGATGGGCGGTCAGACGATCGGTGGAAAGACCGGCAAGGGCATCACCGCGCTTCCGACAAATGCGTTCGTCGGTCGCATCTGGCGCGCGCATCCTCGCTTTTCCGAAGAGGCGGATTCATCGTTGCGCGGAATGCTCGACATGTGCGCCGAGCTCTTGCTGCTCAACCGCACGTTCCGATCGACCGCGCGCTCGCGACTGAACGCCGGCGCACTGTACCTGCCAGACGGACTTAGTGTCGCCGCAACACCGGATCCAAACTACCCGTTTGACGAGGTTGGCGACATCAACCCGGCGTTCAATCCCGAGGAGGCCGCCGACGAGTTCGAGGATCAGCTCATCGACGCGATGACGACGCCGATCCGCGACGAGGACTCGGCCAGTGCGGTCGTGCCGTTGATCATTCGCGGACCCGCCGAGCTTGGCGACAAGATCAAGCAGTTTAAGTTCGAGCGCTCGTTCGACCCCGCACTCGCTCAGCGCGCCGACCGCGTGCTCGAGCGCATCCTTCAAGGAATTGATGTTCCAAAGGACGTTGTCACCGGACTTGCCAACGTCAAGTACAGCAACGCGCTTCAGATTGACGAGGCGCTGTACAAGGCGCACATCGAGCCGCTGATGCTGCTTATCGCCGATGCGCTCACGGTTGTTTACCTGCGCCCGTACCTCCTGTCAAATGGCTTCGAGCCGGCAGAGGTCGAGCGCATGACGATCTGGTACGACCCAAGCGCGGTTGCAACTCGCAACGACCGTGCGATGGACGCTGACAGCGGATTTGATCGCATGGCCGTGTCGTTTGACACGTGGCGCCGCGCGCACGGATTTTCTGATGCCGATGCACCGACACCGACCGAGATGGCGCTGCGCATTCTTATGGAGAAAGGCGCGATCACGCCAGAACTTACCGAGGCCATGCTTGCCGCCGTTGCGCCTGAAGTCATCGAGGCAACACGCGCGGCGCAGCAGGCGCAAAGTGTTGCGCCGATTCCGCCGGAGATTCAGCAGATGCTGCAGGGCGCTCAGCCAACACCGCCTGCTGAGGCCGCACCGGCACCAGCAGCAGAGCCAGCGCCGACGCAAGAGCAAGCACCGGCGCCAGAGCCGACACAGCCAGTCATAGAGACACCGACACCAGAAGCGACGGAAGCACAACCAGTAACAGTCACACCGATCGCATAGGTAAGCGGGAATAGCATGCATGGCCAAGAAAACAAGCAGGGAGGACGGGCAGAGCTCGCTATGAGTCTCGGCGCGTGCCTTGGGACAACGTTTGCGTTTTACACAAAGGCTCAGGGATTTCACTGGAATGTAAAAGGCCAGGACTTCGCCGAGTTTCACGATCTTTTTGGAAAGATCTATGAAGACGCGCACGGTGCAATCGATCGAGTTGCAGAAAACATCCTCAAGCTTGGATATGACGCACCGGCAACAGTTGCACACATGTTGTCGCTTTCAGTGATTCAGGAGAACGACAACGAGGCAACAGACGATGCGGTGATGATGAGCGCAAGCCTTCTTCAGGCGAACAACGAACTTAATGAGTGTATTCTTAACTCGTTCAAGCTCGCAAATGACATCAACGAGCAGGGTATCGCAAACTTCTTGGCCGAGCGCGATGACATGCATAAGAAATGGGCGTGGCAACTTCGTGCGATCACCGGAATGCAGTCAGGCGAGCAGCTGCCAAGGACGTCTTTTCCAGCGCAGGTTGTCGTTGTTGAACCCTCAGACGATGTTTACGAAGCCGACGAGATGCTTGTTGAAGACTCATTTGGCTTTTTTGCCGCGGGCTCAAAGCCGGCGCCGAAGAAAGATCGAATCAAGGGTTCGTCTGTTAACCCAAAAGGATCTGCAGCAGGCGGCCGCAGCATCAAGTTTTCAGACAAGACCGAAACGGCGCTGATGAACAAGGTTAAGGAGCACAACAAGAATGCAAAGGCTGGCCGAAAGGTGACGCTTGCCCAGTTGAAGGCTGTCTACCGCCGCGGCGCAGGGGCATTTTCTACGTCGCACAGGCCAGGAAAGACCCGTGATCAGTGGGCGATGGCCCGTGTCAATGCTTACCTCCGTCTTGTCAAGTCGGGCAGTCCAGCAAATCCAAACTACAAACAAGACAATGATCTGTTGCCAAAATCGCACCCGAAGTCAACGGCATCGATCGTTGCATCTGCGCACGCAGCGGACGAGCTTTTCATCGAGCTTCGCGAACCGAGCGAGTATGCGTCTAGCGAGCACGCGATCACCGAGCTCGCAGAATATAGCGGCCTTGGATATGAGATAATTCCTGCGCTACGCGCAGCGTGGAAGCGCGGCGTTGATCGAGGCCAGAGCGGCTTCGAGCGCGCACGCGAGCTCGCAACAATGACATATAATAGTGACGACGCCGATTTGTTACCGCAGGTTGAAAGCTGAGTATGTCAAACGAAAATAAGCGCACCGAGCTGAGCAAAAACCAGCACTTAAGCCTGTACTACAAGGTACAACGGCTTGTCGAGCAGGTAAACGAAGGTCTGCTTCCAGAGCGACAGATCTCGTTTGGTGCCGCGCTCGAGGTTGCCGAGCGTGACCTGCGCAGAAACACAAAAGCTGGAGCAGATGCGCGAATCTACTCGGCACTTCGCGCTGTTTCGGCATTTGCATCGCTCGCCGGGAAGAACAAGATTACGACCGCGTCTTTGCAAAACTCCGACCTTCTTTCGGTTGGACACCCGATGTCGACCAAAGTCCACTCGATGGACGAGGCGGCCGTTCGCCACGCCCGTGCGCAGTGGATTGCCGCCGATGCGATCATCACAAGCGATTCTGTTCGCTCGCTCGTTGCGTCTGCGCACTCGCTTGAGCCTGGGTCGATTGAGCGTGCGCACGCGTTTGCTCGACTCGCAGCGCTAGGCCCTGGTCTTGTACCGATCACCGCAGCCGTCGACATCGAGCCGATCATTGCCGTGCTCGGGCTTGGCCTCGGCGGTAACTCACGCGCTGCGCGCTCGTTGCGTGCTCGCTTGCAGCGCCGTGACCGCCGTGGTCGATTCGCGTTCATGGGTGGAAGTTGGAGCTTTTCAATTCGCTTTCCAGATGGAAAGCATCGTGGCGCAACTGGAAAGGTTGTCGGCGCGTCTGGAACAGATGACGTTGAAGTTGAAATCCGCGGAAACAAGTACATTCCAGATGGAGTGTACGCCGTTCCGGCATCAAAGGGCATCTCTGCAAAGGCAACAATTTCACCTCGCGCGTTGAAGGACCTTCCAGAAGTTGAGCCAGACGCCGAGTCGCGAAAGTACTCGCTCGACTCACGATCACTTCGACGAATGGAGTCACCAAGCGCGTGGAAGAAGATCGCTCCAACAAAGCCGGGAGTCGCGTCGTACATTACGGCCGACGGCTACCGACTTGACGTTCCGGCAAATGCTAACGGAGAGGCTGATTTTTCTGGAATCAAGCGTGGATCATTGTACCGAGCTGTCGGCGGTCTTCCCGTCGGCGGTCCGATTCAAGGATGGGACCAAGCAGAAGCGTCAGCGCTTTCTGATCAAAACCACTACGAAGAATACCTAAAGTCGCCAGACGGCCAGAAGGCACTCAGCAAGGGCGGCTTTGGGATCGACGTCGTTCAAGAAGAAATCGGCGAGTCAAAGTTTAAGTCGGCTTTTGACAAGAAGCCAGCGGGTGATCGCCCAGGTCCAGTACCTCCCGGCGTACAACGAATGGTTGATGAAGCAAACCGCCGTGAAGCAGAGGAAAAAGGAAAGCCTCCTGCAGCGTCTGGACCTGGAAAGCCGCCGACAACTCCGCCAGGAAAAGGACTTGCACCGGCGTCACCAGACGAGCCTCCCCGCGAACCAGGCGGACCGCTTGCACCGACGCAGTCAGTGCGCCTCAACTGGCAGACCGAGGACGGCCCCGTCGACCAAAAGGGTCTCGATGCGTGGACCAAGGAGTTTGCGCCAGGCGTAACGGCAAAGCTTCTTGACGACGGTTCGGTAAAACTGTCCGGCACGGAGGACAACCTCCGCAACGCTCTTGACAAGGCGACCGACGGCGACTATAACGCCACCGACTACATCATGGACACGGCGAAGCTTGAGTCCTACGGCAAGCCAACAGGGCCGGTGACAGTTCAAACTCCAAGCGGCAAGAAGGCGATCGGCGCACCGGCAAAGGCGCTCGAGGCCCCTCGCCCCGCCGATCTCAAGGAGGGAGAGCTTTCTCCAGACGAGGCACGTGCTTTCTTTCCCGCCCCTGGAGAGATGCTTCCTCAGCTTCCAGAGTCGCGCCCTCGCGTTCCTGGAAACACCGAGCTCGATAAGCAGTTTGAACCGTGGTACGGACAAAAGACTGGAAAGCTGACGCCCGCTGGAAAAAGCGAAAATCGCCGCCGCGAGCAAGCAAATCGAACAATCAAATCTTTAGAAAAAGAATTTGAGAAGAGCGCGGCCGAGCCGGAGGCGCCTGTAGCTAAGCTCAGTGATCGCGTTCAAAAGATGGAGGACGCTGTCAAGGGAATCACTGACGAGCCTATTCTGCCAATTTACACGGGCGAGCCAGAGTACGAGTTTTTAGACGAAAACCGTGAAAAGTTTTGGGTTCGGGGACCCGACAACGCACGTGATGCACAGAGGGACGGCTACAAGCCAACTGGCAAGACGCGCGCCTCAAAAGATAGAAGGCGCGTTCGCCGCTATCAGACTCCGTCTGGAAATACATCTGATCTTGATGTCAAGAGCAGTAGTGATCTAACAGGACGTGCACTTGCGATTAGTGGTGCGTGGGAGCGCGGCGATACTTTGCGCTTCAGCTACAATGGGAAGAACCGCGAGATTCAGCCTGGAAAAGTCTATTTCAATCCAAAGACCGACAAGGACAACTTGATTGGATTTGACCACGCAATTGGCGAAGAGCGCACGTTCGTTGTGGAAAAGATGGGCCCGCCGATTCCAGGTAAAAAGCCAGCGCCGAAGGTCGTAATTCCAGAAGGCACAGGAGCACCTGCCGATATCCCAAGCAGCGATGTTGGCGAGATCGCTGCGCACATTCAGGATGCGATCGACACGCAGTCTCCGGTTCGATTTGACTACGGTGGAAAGACCCGCGAGTTTCTTCCAGAGCGGATGTACACAAATCCAAAGACTGGAAAGCAGAATGTTGTCGGCTTCAGCAAGACAGACGGCGAAGACCGCACGTTCACTCTTGACAAGATGTCACCGCCCGCGCCCGCTCGCGCTGCTGAAGCGCCAACGCCAACGCCAACGCCGACACCAACGCCATCAGAAACTCCCCGAGACGCAGAACGCAACAAGTTCCTAGACAGTGTCGCTAAGCACATTCGTGGTAGCACTGACGTAAGTGAATTTACACGCGACTTTGAAAAGCTCAAGGACTCTGATGCTTTTAGCGCAGACGAAATTAGAAAGATTAAAGACGCGTATGGAGAGTACGAGCGCGATCTTGATCGTTTAGAAGAAATCGACGACATCGACGACAAAGAAACCGCATTAAACGATGCTGGAAATAACTTCTACGAGAAGGTCGCAAACATCGTTGAAGAATCTGCAGCGCCCACGCCGACGCCAGCCCCAGAGGCGCCAGCACCGGCGCCGGGACGGGCAGAGGCACCCGGCAAGCGTCCAACGATGGTCAAAGAGCCGCAGGTTATCTCTCCAGAACTTCAGCGCCTTATCGACGACGCAAATGACCTGCGCAATACACCGCAGAGCGAGCTTCTTCCAGCGCTCGAAAAGGCAATTGCCGACGCCCAAGACGTGGCATTTGATTTCAATGACAAGCCGCGTGTAGTTACTCCTGCAGAGATTGTTGAAAATAAGGCCGGCAAGAAGCAGCTTAAGGGCTTTAGCAAGACCGACGGCGAGGACCGCACGTTCACTGTTGAAAAGATGAACAAGCCGGCACCAGACACAAATGTCAAGGTTGATGACATCATCAACATGCCGCAGGACGAGCTCGATCGTCTTGTCGACGCGGCCTGGCCAAGTGGAGTCGCGCAGCCATCAATGCCAGAAGGTTCGCGCAACTTCCGACAGATCAAGACTCCAGATAGTTCATCGGTCGAGGAGATGTCATTTGACCCTGCAACTGGCGAACTGCTGATCAAGTTTAAGTCGCGTAATGGCAAGGGTGGCGGAATTTATCTCTACCCAAATGTCAATCCAGCAGATGTTGATGCGATTGAAAAGGCCGACTCGATCGGCAGTGCAGTCGGCAAGTTTGTCAAGGGTCGCGCATTTGAAAAGCTTTCAGGCAACCAAGCGGCTGACTGGCTTGCTAGCAAGATCTCTGTCCCAGCGATGCCGACAATTGATGGAAATCCAATTGAGCAGTACATCGGCGAAGAGGCGGCTGCAACACGTGCACTGCCAGACAAGCGACCTGTAATTGAAAATTCAACTCCAGCGTTTGAGAGCGCACTTGATCGTTTCTACGATGAAAATGGAAACCTCAATGATGCTGGAAAAGAGCGCAACGCCGCCAGGCTTGGACTGCCGGTACAGCAACCAGAGACTCCACAAGAACGGCTTGATAGGCTCGAGGAGACATACCGAGCGATGCGCAGCGCGTATCGCGAGGCGATGAGCCCGGCTGGTCGCGACAAGATTTCACAGTCGCCGGAAGAGTTTGACCGGTATATTCAACGCACCGAGGG